GTCACTGGAATCAGATTCCTCACCAGACTCGCCACTAGATCCTTCACCAGACTCGCCAGTGGCATGATTGTCAGTCATTGACTCTTGCGAATCATCAGACTCGTCAGACTCGTCAGAATCAGTGTTATCCTGCTCGGGATTGTCCTTCATGTACTGAGTGATATCAGCAGCAAGATCAAGAACCTCCGCCTCTGTGCGTAGTTCAGCGGTACGTTTCACAAATACCGATTCTTCATCGGTAAATGTGATGTTGAACATACCCTTGAAATACAGGTTGATACGGTCAATCAGGTTTTGCTTTTGTGGATCAGTGTCACCAATACCAAAAAAGTCACGAGCGATAAGTGAGCGGTAACCTTTGTTGAATAGGTTGACTGTACCAGGATACTTGCTCTTTACAAACTTCTCAATACGTGCGTCCTCAAGAACATTGATAATGCCCTGATTGAGGCCACGATTCCTACCGTAAGTTATAAGATCCATAGAAGTCCAGAGGGCGTGACCAATCTCATGACTGACCATCAGCTCCTCTTCTTCTACAGTGATATCGTCCTTCCAGACGGGCAAACCTAGTTCGCGAGTCTTGACATTGAAGTACGCAGTCGCCATGGGTTTGGAGACGACGTGGATGTCCTCATTCGCGAGTAGTTTTGCAATGGTGGATTTCTTGTTCATCTTGTCTCGTTTTTTGACGTTACAGTAGCCATTCTACAGACATATTGGCGAACCGTCAAGTCATTTTGGAGATTTAGTCAAACAGATTTGATATGGGAGACAAATCATTCCGATATGGGTGGTTTTACGAGTCCCAGGCCTTGATTGCAGTGAAATTATTGAAGCTGAACTCCATTCTATCCACCAATTTTACCGCATTACCCGCCACCCTGTCAATAGCAACGTATCCCTCTGGGTTTGTCACCTTGAATCCATTGGCCGTTTTGATGAATGTGTCGGTAAGTCCTTTGACGCTGTTCAGTTTCTTGACAATCAGCATCTTGGCCTCAACTAGCAGATTCTGGAATGTGATCACTTGAGTCAGATTGCGAGTGTGTTTCTTTACCTCTCGCACATACTCTTTTTGCAGATTGGTATATTTTTCTTTACCTTTGTCACTTTTGGCTTTGTCAATCTGTTTCTGGATTGAGTCAAACACCCATTGCTCATATCCCTTTGCATGTGCTGCGGGATTCTTGATAACCTCACCAGCACGTACCTTGCTGTTGTTATAGGTTTTCAGTGTTGCACCTGCCAGTGGTCCTGTCATGCTGTCTTGCAGTCTTAGAAATGAAGTCAGTTGGCCAGAGTTGATTTTCTGGAATGTTTTACCAGTTTCACTGAGCACGGCAGTTACCTTGGTTGTCTCTTCTTTCGTGAATGTTGCTTTACCTGATACATCCTTATATGTCGCATCATCCATCCACACTGTGCTAGTCTTCTTCAAACCACGAATGTCTGCACCAAACGATGCCTGCATGTCCGCTAGCGTCCCACCACTGTACGTTGTGTGCCAAACAATACCAATCTTCGACTTTGATATTGTCTTGCCTAAATCACTGCTCACGGGCACAGCATAGACGATGGTGTTGGGTTGAAAGGTATAGTATTTCTCACCATCGATAGTGGTTGTCTCCACGTCATCAGTGAACATCAGATCACCTTGCAAAACGTTCTTGATGCCCAACTTGGATAGTTCTGCAAGAGCCACCTTGAACTTGGAGTTTAGTGTGCCAGATAGGTCAGCGTCTATCTCTGCATTTGTCTTGTAGAGTTTGGGATTGACATTGAATACACTTTTCTTGGCAACAAAGAACTTGCCGTCACTTGGGTCTATACCAGCGAACACTGCTGGTGCACCATCCCATTTGACTGTCATGTTCACGGATGAGCGACTTGCACCAGCCATCATGTCTCTCAGTGAACGTAGAAAGTTGATGGCAGCACGACCACCTGTCACACCATAGTTGAGTATCTCATCTTCCAAATGCTCCAAGTGGAGATTCTTGCCACCCTTGTCTTCGTTCAATATTTCAAAAAAAGATTTCATTCGAGTATTTATAAATCATAAATATAGTATGGAAAAACCATCATGTTGCACTGGCCTTTGTTCGCAACTTGTTGCCGCATACAATCAGGCAAGGATGACATGCCCCACCACAATGTGTAATCTGACAGAAACATCAGTTTGTAAGAAATGTAATAGAACTACCAAAGAGATTATAATGTCAGACTACACACTAAAACCATCATATCCAAATGATGATTTATCAAAGACAGGCAAGTCATCATCTTGACCTGAGTCAGCCAAGTCCTCTTGTTCACTTTGACTGATATCAAATAGTTTCATCTTTGCCCTGTCTATACCAATCACGAATCGTTTGTTTATGGTTGGATCATTATACCTGTTCTTCAGTTGTTTGACTGCAATCTGATTCAACTCTTCTAGTTCTTCATTGGAGATGAGTGCAAACATCAAGTCAGCAGTTGCAGGCAGACCAAAACTCTCTGATGTATCTTCTAGTCCAATATCACTATTGGAGTATCCTGATCTGGTTGTCTGTGTGGCAGACATGATAGGCACATTGACTTCAACCGCAAGGCCACGCAACTCTTCTGCAATCGCCTTGATATACATGTAAGAGTTGACATTACCATTTGCCTTGAATCGTGATGATGCACAGATATTCAGATAGTCAATAAAAATAATGTCCGGCTTGAAAGACTTCTTGACTGCCAGTTCTTTGATTAGTCCACGGAAATGATTACTATGAGCAGAGGCAGTCGGATACTCTTTGATAACCAACTGTCCTGTGGTATTCTGTATGATGTCGTCTATCTTGGTGTCATACATCTGCTTGGGTAGTTCATGCAAATCATCAATAGAGATGTTCATCAGGTTTGCATCGATACGCTCTGCGATACGCTCCTCTGCCATCTCTAGTGTGATATACAGAACACTTCTGCCCTGACTTAAGCAGTTGGCTGCCATGTGACACATGAACAGAGATTTACCGACACCAGTGCCAGCAAGTGCAATGTTCAGTGTTTTCTGTGGTAGGCCACCTTTAGTGATTTTGTTGAAGAACTCCAAGTCAAATGGAATCTTCTCCTCTACTTTATGGTAGAACTCATACCGCTCATCAGTGTCAGAAAGGTAATCATGGCCAACCCGATTGTCAAAACCAACAGCCAGGGCATCTGTGAGAATACTAGGTATAGCATCTGCACCTCGTGATTTATCTTTTCCATCAATGATTTTAATGCCGTCAACAATCGCATTATACACCGCCTTTTCTTTACAAAACTGCTCAGTTGTTTCTACTAACCAGTCAAAATTTACATCATCGTCTTTCTTTAGACTCTGGACTACTTCTATGACTCTCTTGAAATCATCCTCATTCAAATCTTTGCGACTGTCCAGCTCAACCTCGATTGAGTTCTTGTTGGGCAGTGCATTATACTTCTCTACAAACTTCTGTATCTCTTCAAACAATATGCGCTCAGTCCTATCAGAGAAATAGTCACCTTTGATGAAAGGTAATACTTTACGTGCATATTGTTCATTGTGTATTAGGTTTGCAAGTGCTGTCTGTTCAATCGTTGCCATTCAGTGCCTCTTTATCTATGATATCAACCAAAATGTCACCAATCAGATTCTTAAAGTCATCTCTAAAATACTCTTTTTTGTGACCATTGCTATCTACTATATCATATTCAAATTGGAAGTTCAAGGTGCCGTTAGGATTTTCTTCTTCTGCAACACCCACTCGGCCATATTTGTATATCACACCTTGATATCGTCCAGCCTCTGGTGTCAGTCCAATGAATGTTTGATCCTCATACTCATTATCACCAACCTTTCTCACAACATACCTATATTTTTCGCTGATGTCAGATGCCATTAATATACCACTCCAAATAATGTTCTTCGTTCAAAATCACATAACCATTCGAATCACCATATGTCTTGATATGGCAATATATCTTTTCCGGTGCATATTGATCAACTTTCTCTGCCCACCAGTCAACAGGTTTTCTTGTCACATGAGCATTCGAACCATCGCTAAGAACTGCACTGGATTCATTATTTGCAATACCAAGATACACAAACCGTTCCGCTCGTAAGAATATCTGTTCAATAATCTCTGGCAGTTGTTCTTCGGGTATGTGTTCCATCACATCCGTAGATATTACACCGTGAAAGGTGCCTGATGGTAACTCTGAATATTCTGGTATGGCAGGATCATAAAGGGTCGGCTTTGGCCAACCCCAATCATTTTCTGTATAGACTTCTGCTTTACCACAACCAAAATCAAGCAGTGTCTCTGTTTCTGTGTCTTTGATTAGATCGTCTATGTGAAGGTGGTGAAATTTCATGGCTCCACCATTACCATAATCATTTATATCTCTATGGAATTTTTTATATTCCTCAATCCACCAATTACTCATCTTCTTTACAAATCTCCTCACCTTTAAATAATCTATGTGTTCTACAATCTTTATTCTTTATTGCTGACAAAGTATTATCAATAAATCCTTTTCCTGTAGTTATACTGGCAGCAGTATTAACACCAGTGTAAATCATTGCCGCAGTTGTAGAGCAGCCACTAACGGCGACTATTAACATACTGACTAATAGTATTTTCATTGATCAGTTCCGGGTTTCTTTTTACTAGTTTAATGTAATTATCAAGATGCTCTTGAATTATGGCATCCTTTGATTGTCCATGATAACCAACTGCATAGTTGTTTTCGATTAGAAAATCATTGATGGTTGTTTCTCTATCTTGTTTTGGGTCGAATATGATAAACTTACCAAGAGTTCTACCAAATTTGCCTGCTTTATCTTTAAGTGTCTCAAGAGTCTGTCTTGATCCTACTGGTAAAAAAATCTCTACAACTCTTGAGGCCTCTTTACCAAAGATCTTCTCTATATGATCTCTTGTTCTACTCTCTGGTGTATCGACACCATATAGACGCACACGCTCATTTAGTTTCCAAGTATCAAAACCCAAATCAATATCTACATCAATTGTGTCACCATCAACGACTTTTCTAATTATGCAACTATATTGATACACCGTTTTCCCCTAGAATCCTATACTCTCACCACAGCCACATGTTGTTTTGACATTAGGATTTTCTATCACAAACGACTGTGAAAAGACATCGTTTTTAAAGTCCAAAGTAGAGCCCTCCAAATAAGTCATACTAAAAGGGTCTACCACCACTTTATTTCCTATGTGTATGTCATCTTCTTCAACATCTGTTATGTCAAAGTTATACTTGAAACCAGTGCAACCGCCGCCCTGTATCTCTATGCGAAATACAGAATCAAAAGTAAGTATATCATCTATTCTTTTTTGTGCTGTTTGTGTTACATTCATTCTTCTACTAATTCGAATTGTGTCCAATCTGGATAATCTTGGTATTTAGATTCTAGGAAAAGGTGCCACCGTTCTAGTTCTGTTTGACAATTATATTCCCAACGAGCAAGAGTGTCATTGTAATGATGTAATTCATTCCAATAAGGTTCTTCATGGGAGGGCGGCCAATAATTTTCACCATACATAGAATTTGCTCCTTTTATGCAATAACAACACTATATCAAAAAAGGACGTGATTTGTCAATAGATTTCTAGTTTACCCACAACCACCGGCTGCACCACAACCGCCACACATT